AGCAGTAGTGATTGAAGTCATAAAGTTCCTTATAAAAAGGAGACCCCAAATTAATGAGGTCTCCCTTGTTTTGTATTAATGATAAAAATTAAGAAGTTTTAATTTCTACACAAGATTCAGGTCTTAAAATTCCATGACCCATTGCGTATTTACCAATCATTAATGTACCTTGTCTTCTTATGTCGTACTCAGACTCCATAGCAAGGTCTAGTAATTTAACAGTACCAACTGCTGATTTGTGGAATACTGAAGCAACAGTAGTAGAGAAGTTTCCTCTATATGTGTTGTTTTGACCAGTATTAGACGCAGAAGATAAGTCAGCAAAAGAAGAAGTTGCAGTATTAAGTTTTACAATTTTAATACCTGCTACTTCCATTACTACACCTTTTCCAAAATCACCATTAGCATTAGAGAAGTCTCTTGATACTAATTTGTCATTTTGTACTAGTTCGTAGTAAATGTTCGGTGGAACAACACAATATCTGTCGTCTTCAGGAACATCTTTATTGTCTAAATCTTCAGCACTTTCAAATATAGAATCAATTAGTGAAGCCATATTTGTATTAGCATCAGCGTCAGTAATAACAGAACCACCATCACCACCAGTAACAGTTGCAGAAGCTCTAGCTCCTAATACTGTTAATTGTAGTAAATGTGCATCTGTTTTCTTAGCAAGAGCCGAACCCATTTCTTTTGAGTATTGACTTCTTACGTCATAGTGATTTTTCGCTTCGTCAATCTGAGAAATGAAAGCACTTGATAATAGAACATCATCAATAGTAATTACTTTCTCAGCGTGTTTGATTGCGTCACCAGTTATTTCGTTACCTGCTGTATGGTAAGAAGCAGTTGTTCTTCCGATTGCAGGGAATTGAGCAGATTTACCGCTAGATATAGTTCTAACAGTAGACATACCCAACATCTTATTTTCTCGTTGAAAAGAAGCTAGAACTTCACCACTAAATACTTTTAAGAATAAAGCATTAGCATCTGAACCACTATTTTCTTTACCGAGAAATGATACAGTAGCGTTAGCCATAGTATTTCTCCTTGGTTATTGTTGTTAAGATTAAATGCTGTTAAACAAACATCCTAGTAATGAAAAGTTATCCTACGCATAGGGCAAATCTTCTATTGAGTTGATTAATAGCGTCACCTCTCTAATGAGAGATGGTGATTATTTAATATTTCTTTTTGCTTTTTTTCTTAGCTTTACCGTTCATTGGTATTTTTAGCTTTTTTTGCGCATTAGAATATTGATTATTTTTATTAGGCATTATTTTTTCTCCTTATATTTATCCATAATTTTTTCTCCACTTCTACCAACAATGTAACCTCCCATACCAACTAGAACTATATTAAGTAAAGAGTTCTGTACTGATTCAGGAATGTTAGGAGCAGTAAAGCCAAACCAATGAGCAACAACAAGTCCTGCAAAAGTTAGCATAAGCAATGGTCGCCAATTTCTTTGCAACCAACCGCCTCTTGCTTCCGCAGTTATTATAGATGCTTGAGCTTCTAGCTCTTTAAGTTGCCCTGATAATAATTGTTGTTGTATTGTTTGTTTTATTTTTTCAGCTTCAGCTTTATTATCTATTGTTTTATCAATAGTTTTAAAAAGTGTATTAATCATAGGCGCTACCGCACCTAGTATGTTAATCATATTTTTCGTGACCTATTTGATGCTATTGAAGCAATTTTAAGATTCGATAGAGAATTATTCATGGGGTTATGGTCTTTATGGTGTACATCCTTACCATCACCCTTTTTAGCTCTTCCATTTTTTATCAAGAGTCTTCGTGCTTTGTTGCGCATAGCTCTTCTCTTTTTTTGAGCAGGTGTTCCCTGATATGTTTCATATTCTCTATCGTAATCTCTAGCCATTAAAATACTTTAGACCTTGCTAATTTTTGCTCTACTTGAGACCGATAGTGTGTGTCTTCTTGGTATCTTTTATCATTAATAGCTTGTACAACTTCAGCACTAGAATTAAACACATCAGTTCTACCTTGTGTAGCTTGACCTTGTGTTAATTGTGGTTCACTTGAATTAGTAGAACCTGCTCTAGCTTGTATGCCTCTTAGAGTTAGCTTGGCACTTTCAATATCACCTTCTAAAGCGTTGTTGTAAGCATCTTGCTCGGCTTGAGATAAATTTTCTGTAGCCCATCCTATAAGTTTTTGATACTCAGCTTCACCACCAACTTCATTGTAAATTGATTGTGTAAAATTATCTACCATTGCATTTTGTCCGTTGATATAACTTTCAACTACATCTTTAGATAATCCTAATTCTTCTAAAGCACTAAAACTTTCAGGTGATAACTCACCATTCTCAGCAAATTCATTATAATAATTATCTAAATTTAGCCCTGTAGCTTTTTCTACTTCATCTTGAGTTTGCGCTTCAGGTGGTGTTTCATTGTTACTAAATTTAGTTTCTAATTCACCATAGGCTTTAGCTAAGTCTTCAGCATTAGCAAATTTTTCAGGAAGCCACTCAGGGCGGTCTCCATTTTGCTTTGCTTGTTCTTGATTTTCTTGTTGTTGCGACTGTTCTTCTAAAGAAGGGTTACTCTCTTTAACATCCGTAACATTTACTGTTTCTACCATTTATTTTCTCCTAACTTTGGATTTGTGAAATAGCCTCTTGAATAGCTTGAGGGTCGATATTTTGCATATCTTCTGGCTCAAGTTTAGACGCTATATTTGAAGCTACATTTCCTCCAACTTCAAATCCCTTACTTGATGCTTCATTTTGTTGTTGGTCTTGCATCATTTGATTTTGTTCTGCTGATAATTCTTCTTTAGTTTTAATTAAACCCTTAGTTTCAATACCATCAGCAGTTGCTAATCTTGATATGGCATTGTCAAGATTTACATATTTTTGGATTACTTCAGCACCTAAGTTTGTACCTAAAGTTTCCAAGAAACTTATTAATTTATTTTTATCATTACCTCTTCCTAACGCTTCTAGTCCTGTAACAATTTGTGGTATTACGGTTTTAGGTAAAGTAGGAAGGTCTTTACTTTTTGTCATCATATCCATTTTACGATTGATGTATGGTAACTGAAACTCTTGACTAAGCATGGCGTAAGTACCACCTAGAGTATCTTCTAGTTCTTGTGCCATAAATCTAATTTCTTCAGCAGTAACTCGTTCTGCTTGTCTTTGTACAGAAGCATTTAATAAGAAAGCATATTGCAGTCTTTGTTCAATTCTTTGCATAACATCATAAGCAATTCTGAAATCAGCGTATTTTTGAACTTGTAATACTGAAACATCGTTAGCATTACCTTCAATTATAGCTCCATTAGGGCTTTGTGCTAAAGCTCCTGCTCTAGTAGTACCATTAGGCGCTACCATAAATAATATTTTAGCTGAAGCTGAAGAACCTTCGACAATAGCTTGAGTTAAACCTTCAAGAGACTTGAGGTCTCCAAGATACTCTTCTACAAAACCTCTACCATAATCTTCACCATCAACTCTATTCCATCTAAGCGGAATAAAAGGAGATTTATCTAAATCATAATAGCCTTCAGATTTTGGTATTTTAATACCTTTAACTTCTTGGCATACATAATACTTATTCTTTTTAGGTATTCGGCATACATGAGTATAAATATCTACGGATTTTTCATCTTGCGATAATTGACCACCTATAAGTTCTAATACTTCAGGCGCTAAAGATGAAGGGCTGAGACATTCTCTAGTAATTATTTCTAAAACATTACCCATTGGGTCTCTTTTACAAACATATCTTTCTAAATGAAAAACTCTTGTACCTTGTTTATCTACAAATAATAGGACATTTCCACCAACTATTAGATGTTTTAAGGCTTCAAAGATAGCTACTCTATCTGCTGAAGTTTCTATATTAGTTTGTATTGCCTGTTCTATTTCTCCTAGACCTTGCTCAACATCACTTTTAATTTGAGGGTCTTGAGAAATTTCTTTTATAACGGAATCTTTTATGCGTAATCTAAAGAATGGCGCATTTGGAGGAAGTAAAGCTAAAAGTAATTTAGCTGATAAATTATTTACACCTCTAGCGCCTATTCCTTGGTATGGCGTAGGGTATCTAGTGGTACTTCCGCTATCTTGTTCAGGTATTAGTGTAGGTATTGTAAGTTTAGAACTCTCTCTAGCTCTTTCAAGGAATGTTTCCCTATTAGATTCTAGTTGCTCATACCTATTTCTTACAGATTTTCCTGTAGTTTCCGTATCTTTCATTAGATTTTATATCTTCCTAGATTTGTACGCCTGTACCTGTTTCACCACCATCGGTAGTTATTAGAGGTATTCTTAGCTTTTTTCTGCCTCTTCTCATAGATTCTTTTATGCTTCCTGCGGTCTTGTTTCTATTAGCATCTCCACTTTGAGGGTCATAACTCGCACTTGCAGGATTTACTTGCTTAGTAGTAATTACTGGCGGTGGCGGTGTTACTGGAGGAGGTGTAGGAGCAGGAGGAGGAGCAGGTTTTTTTGGTTTACACATAAGCTATTCCTTAAACTCTGTTAATTGTTGTTGTCTTAGGTACTGGTCTTTCAAATAACGAATGACATTCGCTTGACCACTTTTGTACCACACTTCTTTTTCACTCATTGATAAATCCGCAGACTTATCGGGGAACAAACGCTGTAATTCAATGACTAATTTTTTATCTATTAAAGGTAAATTTTCATTTGAATCACCGTTTTGTCCTCTAAAAGTGGTACTTATTTTAACCATTTATTTATTTCCTAGTTTTACTATGATTTCCCCGTCTTCTTGGGTTTCTTTTTCAATTAAAATATCAATGTATTGTTTAGCTTTGTGTAAATCTTCAAGGCGTTTTTCTTTAGTGGGATGCTTATATCGCCATCGCATTAGGTACTTAATAGCATTAGCTTCAGCATAAGGAACTTCGTTCTGCATAATAAAAGTAATAGGCTCTATTTTGTATCTAAAATAATGAGTAGGTTTTTTAACTTGTTCTGTCATAGCTTCTCCTATTTAATTTTTTTGTAAGGTTCTGTAGTTAATTTAACTTTTTCTTCAGGCTGTTTGTTTTCTTTAATATCGTTTAAATTATTTTTAACATGATGCAGGACAGCAGAAACTATAGATTCTTTTGTTAAATCATCTGTTAAAGACTCAAGGCTTTCACCATATTCTAAGTTCTTGGTAAGAGAGATGGTATGTGATTTTATTTCTTTATCTAAAGTACCATCATAAGGCTTTATAAATATTCTTAAATAAACAGGCTCAACATTTTTATCTGTAAACAATCGTGTATCAAAACCTAATATGCAAAAGGCTTTCCATTTATCTATAATTAATTTTAAAGTTCTAGCAACTAGTCTGTCTCTATTCATATTTAAGGTTTCCATAATTTAGGTTTTTTCTTTTTCGCATCCCAATCTTCAACTCTCAATATTCTCGCTAGTCTTGACTGTATTAAAGCATCTTTTTTAGTTAAGCCCTGCTTTTCATAAGCCTTCACCACTTCTTTCCACATTAATTTTACATCTTTAGGTTCACCTAAAATTCTTTGTGCTGTTATCATACCAACTTTAGGACACCCCGAATAACCATCTGTACTATCACCTGCTAAAGTCTGTAGCATAAAATTATAGTCTGCTTGTTTTTTAGTTATGATTTCTACTTCAGGCATATCCTTATCAGGATTATAAATTCTAGCAGGAATAGTTTTCATATCTTTATCAGAAGAAACAATAATAACTTCGCCTTCAATTTCACCTGAAGTTGCAAGGATGCCTAATACATCGTCACCTTCCAAACCTTCCATTGCAAAAGTAAGGTAATTTGTATTTACAAAATCTAATAGTTCTTTGTAGATAATAGGCTTACGAGATTTTTTACGATTTGATTTGTAAGTATCTAAAACTTTTTTTCTAAAATTAATTGGAGAAGAAAATGCTACTATAATTTTATCGGCTCTTAACTTAGTTGCTAAATTATTAAATTCATCTTTTAATTTTTCTATACCAAATTTAGCGTCTGCATGAAGTGTCCAAAAGTTATCTTCCCATTGTATAGGCTCTTCAATACTAATTGCTGTTTTAAAAGCAAATAAATCACCATCAATTAATAGTGTAGTTTCTTGACTCATTTAATCTCCCTCATTGTTTTTAATATCCATCCTTTTAAATCTGTATCCAACAGCATTTCAATCACACCATTAGCAATCGAATTAACTTCTTTCTCTTCCTTAGATTCATCATCTAATTGTTTAGTTAAATTCAGTTGGTATTGGTAATACACAAAATGTAATACCTCATGGATTAATACATTAAGACTTGTACGGTCTCCTCGTTCTATAATCTTTTTATCTAAATAAATAGTAAGTGGAGGTTTCGATACAAAACTACCTTGCTGTTCAGAAACTTCGTAACTAATTTCATGGTCTAGTAAAACTAAATTTATTTCAAAACCACTCATTTTAATTTTCTTAGGAAACTTCATTATTTTTTATCCTTTTCAAAAATTTGTTTTAAGGGAATCAAGATGCACTTACTGGCTCTACGGTCTCCAACCATTTTAAAATTGTCTTTAAATTTTTTTGTTAATTTTTTTAACTGAGGTACAGTAAACAAAAGCATACAATAATCTTTGTCACCATCTGCAAGTATGTGTACCCAATGAGAAGCCTTAGTAACTGACAGACCACTAGGCTTTCCATAACATTCAATCTCTATTGCAATGTTGCCTGTTTTTCTCCACCAATCTCTTTCAGTTTTAACTTCTAATTTTTTATCAAATAAAATTTTAGCAAGTCTTTTTTCTCGTAACTGACCATACTTTAAATCAATATCAAATTTGTTATCGTTGTTTAATTTTACCATTAGTGAGTCTCTGACCAGTTAGCTCCTATTTTGTATTCACCATCTAATTCGCAATGAAAATTAAAATGTGATTTAGTTTCTCTTATTGATTGAACAGCTATCTTTCCAACTTCTTCAGCTAGTTCTTTTTTTACTTGGAGTTGTATTTCATCGTGAATGTGTGCGACCATGCCCCAGTCTTCACCATGTTTTAAATGTGATAAGTTTTTGTGTAATAATGTAGTAGCTTTTTTAACAATGATGCTACCACAAGATTGTAGTAGTGTATTTAAAGCACTATGCTCACTTCTAATTAAAAGTTTTCTCCCATCTAAACCAACTAAAAACCCTCTAGCTCTATAGACTTGAGATACTCTGTCTCTTAACTTTTTTAAT